GTCGGGTTGCCCGTCTAAACAAGTGCCTCTCACAGATGGTGATAGTGTGTACCGAAACGTAGGCATTTCGCCCGATCGGGATACTACCCCTTGTCCACCTGGAAAGGGTCGAATGTATCAGCAGGCTCCCTGCTAACTATTTACCGCACTCTGCTAAAGTACTGAGCAAGTACAAAGCCTTGAGTGGCCGGATTCTAACCGGCAATGACGCGTGGCACGGCAAGCTCTATCGCCGTGGGTTTCGCGAACATAGGGACCAACTCCCCAGCTGCTAGGGGAACTCCGATGGTCGTCGCTTCCAATTCCACATTGGTTATAATTTGTTTTCCCATGAGGTCTTCAGGGAACGCGTCACGCACCGAACCCAGATTAAGGTCTAGGTCTCTCAAAAGAGATACGGCCAGATGTCGGGTCGACTCTGACAACCGAACCGGATGTACCGGATACGGCCGTCGAGGGTAGAGCCAATGAAGGAGGAGAAGAGGCTTGTGCGGCTACCTCTTTCTTCACCGACCTGTAGGCACGGAGAGCTTCGCTAAGGGCAGCATCTCCAATAGCAATCGCCTCACAGAACTCCACATCATACTCCACAAACAGCTGACCGACAGGGGTCGCCACTGCTGTGGTATCCGCAACTACATGGATCTCACCATAGTAGTTCACAAAAGGATCAGATGTCCCGGAACCCTCACCAGGGAGGATAAACCAGGGCACCGTAGCCTTTCCGCAATCGAAATCCATCGCGAAGTCTTCCCAAAACTTTCGCGTCTCCTGTTGCTCTCGATTGCGCGCGTCTACGATGGACATCGGAGAAGATGTACCGTTAGACTCATAGACGGGTGTAAGCGTGATGGCCCCTCCTAAAGTACTAGGGGCATCGCCGACGACTGAAAATCGAAGGCGGTTGAAGTTATACTTTCCAAATATCAATGCAAGGGACAGCAACCTCGGAAAGACGGTGCTGGACCCGGGATATATAGGCTGATGGAAGATATCCGGAGTCGTGGTACTCGATGTCAAAACACCTAAGTAATCACAGCCTTGGAAGCGGCATGCGGAACCCTTTCGCATGGGAGCAGCGCTTCGAAAGTATGTCGTTGGCCGTAGACTCGACATAGTCTGTTGGGCGGCCACCTTCGGAGCCGAATTTAGGATCGGCTTCCGCCTCGGGGTCAGAAGAGTCCCTGAGGGATCTGGCAGTCTCTTTGAGACGTTCTTAACCTTGGCCTTCGCCTGGGAGGTCTTGCCAGCTTTCTTATTCGAATTCCTGTTCATTGTATGGGATTCGCGGTGAACCTCCGCGGACTGTACATCTCAATAGGGATTTTAAGGACAATCCTCACCCGTGCAGTCTCTCGGCATTTAACTCAGTATGTCATCATTCCAGACGACACTGGCTCAAAGAGCGATTGACCCATCTTTCCCACCTAGGGGGGCTGGGCCTACCAGTATTTAGCACGGAACAAAGGGCCGATTTTGGGTGATTTAACTTTATGAGACCCCATGGATAGTTTAACGTCTTATCCAGGACCTGGGAATCGAACTCGAAGGCCAGAACGGCTAGCAAATCACACAACCCTTGGTAAGGCTATAAGGTACAGCCTCACCATATAACCAATACTCGCGGAGTGTCCTCCGATAGGACGGCATCTCAAACTCCGCAGCCACGACTTCGAGATAAGGATCCTTTAATCTCGCCGGCTTTGACCAAGAGTTGATAGAAACAAGATCGAAGCTATCAACGTCATAGCCGGGAAGTGGTCTAACGCTCATGGAGATCAGGGGCTTACTCATCAATACAGATGAAGCAATCAGGCGATCCCCAAGAGTGAGACGGAACTTCCAGTCGGGTGGTGGGACGACCCCCATACCACCGAGAGTGATCGGTAAGAAGATATTACGTGTCCTTTCAAAGCGCTTGCCTTTGCGCTCAATAATACAGGTACACTCCTTCCTGAGTTCAGCGTTATGAACTACGATGAACTCCCTAAGAAGATCACTCTGGCGTCCCGGCAGAGCACCAGCCAGGATCGTATTTAGGTTATTAACTAGACCATTCGAGGGATCAGCTCCCATATGGGCAGCCGCATACTCCTCACCAGCGTCACAAGTTGAAACATCACTACGTATCTCATCCTGACCCTGAACCTTATGCATTCCGTAGAACAAACCGGTGTTCAGGTAATCAACCTTCCATGGCGTCCTCGACCGCTGGGTATTTGAGGCCCTTAGGTCGAGTAGCACAGAAGTAGAGTTGATATTAAGATATTCGGGATGGTGATACGCCTTCCCAACACTCATGTTCAGACCAACCGCTTTTCCCATACGGATATGACTCTCCCAGAGATCAGGATGAGCACAATATACCATATCGTCACCATTGACAAGGACGCGGTTGAGTCTTTCCTCATCTTCCAAACCCCACTGCCTTCCAGCCATATTCAGGAGATAAACTCCCAGGTTGGCAAGACAGAGAATCGGGAAAGACA